ATTTTCTCGTCAGGGGTTGATCATGCCAATGCACTACGAGAGGAATTTGAGCGGCGCGGAGAGCCTGCGCTTGTTGTGACGGGAGATCTTGAGGCGAAGGAGCGTGATGCGGCAATCAAGGCTCACAAGGCTCTGACATGCCGCTGCCTGATCAATGTGAACGTGCTGACCGCAGGGTATAACAACAAGGCGGTTGATCTGGTTGCACTGGTGCGGGCCACGATGTCAACGAGCCTTTATGTGCAGATGGTAGGGCGCGGGACGCGGATTGCGCCGGGCAAGGCTGATTGCCTCATTCTGGACTATGGCGAGAACGTGTCGCGGCATGGGTTCATTGATGCGGTAAAGCCGCGCATCAAGGGGGCCTCGGAAGGCGGAGGTGAGGCCCCGGTCAAGGAATGCCCGTCCTGTAATACGCTCAATCCCATTGGCGCGCGGACGTGCATCGAGTGCGCCTATGAGTTTCCGCCACCGGAAGCCAACCACGCGGACAAGGCGTATTCCGGCGCTATCATGTCAACGCAGGTGCAGTCGGAATGGCTGGACGTTGACAGCGTGTCCTATAGCCATTGGAAGAAAGAGGGGAAGCCGGACAGTATCCGAGTGACCTACGAGTGCGGCCTGACGCGCGTGAGCGAGTGGCTGTGCCCGGATCATGGGGGATACGCTGCAAGCCGCTACAAGGCGCGCATGGCGGCGCTGGGGTCATCGGCGCAGACGACAGTTGACGCGCTGGGCGAGTGCAGCCTTTGGAACTGGCCCAGCCGGATCATGGTCAAACCAGTGGGGAAGTTTTTCGAGATTGTGCAACTGGATTACCGGCCCAAGAAGGCTGATCCGGCAAAGGAGGCTGAGAATGAGCGACAGCGAAAACTGGCAGCCGAAATGTTCGACGATGACATCCCGTTCTAGGTGCGACGATTGCACCCATTTGGTAGATGGTCGGTATTGCCTGAAATGGCGGGACATTGTGCCGGATGCGGCGAAGATCGGGGGTTGCGATGAGTTCACCGACGCGCCCCCCTTCTGAGCATGAAGAGCAGGCCGGGTTTGTTGCATGGTTTCGCGCCAGATGGCCGCATGTGTTGATCTTTGCTGTTCCGAATGGCGACAAGCGGGCACTGAGCGTGGCAAAGCGATTGAAGGCGGAAGGCGTTGTTCCTGGCGTGCCTGACCTGTTCGTGCCGGAATGGAGATTGTGGGTTGAGATGAAGCGCACGAAGGGCGGCAGGCTGTCACAAGAGCAAAAGGACATGATCAGGTATCTGGAAGGCTGCGGATATACGGTGATTGTCGGCCTTGGCGCAGCGGACGCCAGCAAGAAAGTGCTTGAATTTTTACAGGCGCGATGACAATATGTGTCGCACACACCGAGGAGACACGACATGACCAAAGACACAGGCGGCCCGGCGTTTCCGCAATACTCAGGACGCAGCGACAGCGGCGGCATGACCCTGCGCGATCATTACGCCGGGCAAGCGATGGCGGCGATCATCAGCGGGTGTTTGGCGTCCGACAACTCGGATCTGATCAAGCGTGTTGCTGATGGCGACTTTATCGCCAAAGCGGCTGGCGAGATGGCCGACGCCATGATCAAGGAGCGCGGGAAATGAGCAACACCAGCGAATGGCACGTCAACACCGGCACCGTCCCGGAAGGCGTTGGACCGGATACGGTGATTGAGGTGGAGTATCGGGATGGGCTGCTTTTGATCGTCTCGGATCTAGATCCCTGTGAATGGGAGATTGATGGCTGTCGTTCCGACATCATCCGTTGGAGGTTTGCGCAATGACCTTCCGCGAGAAACTGGCCGACTGGATCAGCGGCGGCGCGTTGAGTGATGAACGTGAGCGCGCGGATATGTGCCGCGATCTGTATCACGATGCTTGCGATTATGATGATCAACTAGAGGATATGGCAGCATCAATGAAATACGCACTTCGCCATATCGCCGCGCTTGAAACGCCGCACGCGAATGCGACAGTTCGGAAGATGGCGCGGATCGCACGGGAGGCGGTGAAATGACGGAAGCGCCGAAGGTTATTTGGGCTGGCGTTATGGACGAAGACGATGGCGGCTATTGGTATTCCGAAGATCATGGATGCGATCACCGTCGCTATATCAGATCCGACGCGCCGGAACTGGTGGCGCTGGTGGAGGCGTTAACTCGTATGAATGCCGCAATGAAACAAGGGGCATGGTCATTTGATGACGCCGATGTTGTCAATCAATGCCTTGCCAAATGGGAGGCGCTGACGAAATGACCGACACATCAACATTCGTGGTGCAGGCAATCACGTCGATTATGCTGATTGTCTACGTCATTTTCAGCACACCGGACTATCGCTGGCAAGCTCATGCGATCAAACGCGGGTATGCGATCTACTGCCCGGTGAGCGGTGACTTCGCATGGAAGGGGGAATGCAAATGAAACTGGAAGTTGGGAAATACTACCGCACGCGCGAGGGTGAGAAGGTGGGGCCGATGCGTGGCCATGCAGACGGCGGCTGGTATGCTGCAAACGACAAGTGCGAGCGCGGTTGGTATGACAATGGCGCCAGATTTTACGGCAGCAGAGATAGCACCATCATCGCCGAATGGACCGACGAACCCGCCGCACCCAAGCCCAGCGCCACCGGTCCCGTCCGCACTGTGACGCGGAAAGAGATTGTGCCGGGGGTGTATGGGGACGTGTCTGTTTCGTGGGGCAGAGGATCTGATGAGATTGCACTGTGCCTTGTAAAACATGGCGAAAAAGCTGATTACGTTGGTCATTGCTTTTTGACTGCCACAGACATCCGCGCCGCAATCGCCACGCTCACCGAAATCGCAGAAGCACTGGAATATGCCGCGTGCGGCGGGGAGCTGGCGGGATGACACAGTGGCAACCGATTGAGACAGCTCCGAAGGATGGAACGCATTTTCTAGCATACGATGGTGAATATATTCAGGTATGCAAGTTTATGAAAACCGGAATGCTGGCAATGGTGTGGGATGGTGAGCCGTTCTCAACAGATGAGAACACTGATTGCGACGCCACCCACTGGATGCCACTGCCGGAGCCGCCAGAGTAACCGATCAACCACGCTTCGGCGGGGTTTTTCATGTCAACGAAACCCCGAAACCTTAACACATCACCGCACACATGTTAAAAGCCGGGGCATCACCCCGGCTTCTGTCATTTCAGCCGCCGCAGTCTTGCCGCGCGTTGTCGGTTTCGTTCGCGCGCGACGTATGCATCATAGATCCCGCGCTCAATCATAGACAGCCGCCACACTACGGCCATGGTAAGCCCGGTGCCAGCGACAGCGGCGCGGTAGGACGGATACACCACGCCGTTGATCGTGACAGCACGCGGCCTACCATGCGTGCGATATAGGCCCACGGTTTCTAACCGACCTTCGTCCAGCGCGCGCCATACCGTTGTTGGCCCCACCCCGAGCGCCTTCGCAGCCTGGTTGATGGACGGGTAATCGACGCCACGGATGCGGAGAGGAACGGGGGCGGTCATTGCGTGGCTCCGGCGATAGCGCGCACACGTTCAATCGGCCAAGCGGCGCGTAGATATTCCTGCCCCTTTTTTGTCAGCGTGCTGTAGTAGCTTCCGGGCTTTGGCGCCCTGATCAGTCCATGTTCGCGCAGGATGGTAAGCTGTGTGTAGCCGCCTGTGTATCCGTAAGCATATTTCAGGACACCATCCGCGATAACGTCGCGCGGCATCCAGCGCCCAAAGTTGGCATGCCCATGAACGCGCGCCACATCTGCATCGCTGATAATCTCTTGGACGGTCTTCATTGCGTGTCCTCCAGCGCCGCGAGGATGCGGGCCTCGTAGTCGGCTTGGGCTGCGGCTTTGGCTGCGTCTAGGCTGGTGTGCCGCGATACCTTGTCATCTGGGTCTGCGAGCCTGAACACGTCGCCACCAAACCATGCGATGTAATATGCGGCGTAGTGGTGCCCGTGCAGGTGTGCCGTCCATTCATCATCGTTCTCACCCTTGATGCCATCACCACCAGACCACCCGGTCACATCCCATACCAGCGGCTTGACCTTCACCGGCGCGCGGGTGTTCCATGCGGCGATGGCGTCAGCACGCCTCTTGCCGCCGCTAACAGGGCCACACCCTCCACATTCCTTGCATTCTGCCCATCCACCTGTCGGCAACGCGCACATCGCCTCACCCCCACAAAACGGGCACGGCTTGAGTTGATCGGTCATCACTTCCCCCTCGATCTGTAATGCGGCGTCGGTGCGCACGCGATACCATTTTTCGCCACGATGTTCTTCACCGTGATATGCTTCATGCCCAGCGCGGCGGCGATCTCACCGCGCGTCATGCCGGAAGCGCCCATTTCCCGGATGCGCTCGAGCCGGTCCGCGATCTCCGGTGATGTGCCGCGATGATGCGCGACAATCGTAATCCCGAGACGGCGCGCGGTCTGATACACCGTCTCGCGCGTGGTTTTCAGCGCCACACTGATCGCGTGCGCCGTCAGCCCTTCCTTCGCCAGCCGCCGCACGTCCGCCTCGCGCTGGATCAGCCGTGCAGGGCGCGGCGGTGGCATGCGTGTGCGCGGCTCGTCCGGTTCCTGCGGCTGTAGCCCCACCACGCGCGCGATGCGCTTCTGGTTGCGGCGCATGGCCTCGTTGCGGTCCTTCCAGCTTAGCCCGACCTCCTCCCATGGCAGAGGAAGCCCAGACGTGCCTTGCGCCACGATCTTGACGGGGCCTGTGACGGTCACGCCATACCGCGCGGCGATCTGCGCTGCGACCTCAGCCGCGTATTCCGGCGGGGCTAGTTTGATTGCGGTGGTCATAGGTCGAACCCCTCTTGCGTGTTAGCTTGCTTGGGCGCCGGTATCAGAAGATCAGGCTGACGCGCGGCCTCGTCAACACGGCGACAGGCAATCTCGAAATATTCCGGGTCCAGTTCGATG